TAATCGAGTAGTTAAGTCATGTATCGAATGTGGTTATGAACTTCGTGAAACAGTGAACAAACAAGCTGTTAAGTCCATCAGTAGAGCATGTGAATGCCCTCAGTGTGGTTCACCAGCACTTCATAACATGTATGTTGATGAACGTAATTTACCAGATGTAAAGGAGAGTTAGCCATGCGTATTGTCAAGCGTAAGTGTGTTGGTGGTCCACTTAATGGACAGGAAATAACTGTCGCAGATCACATCGAACATTACAGAACACATAAAGTGATGGAATCATGTAAAGTAGCGAAAACAAGTGAACCTTTGATGGGTTGTGATTTTAAGTATTTTAATTATAAGCTGAAAAGTGAAGAATTTCATTACACCGGGAGTGACAAGTAATAAAAAAGCCCTCAATTAAGAGGGCTTCATCATATCTACAACCGCGAAGTTTTAAGCAGGGCCGTTAGTAGTCGCAGCAATAATTAAAATAGCATCGGTATTCTGAACCATTTCAAACATTTCCTTCGAGTATTTCACGACAGTACATTCATCAACAGTGTATGGGTCAATCAGCATCTTATCGATGTCACCATCATTGAGCGCAAAAGCAGCACCAAGATTACCGAAGATGATAGGTGTTGAATCAGCAGCTAGATCAGGTAATGTATCATCGATAACAACAGGATAACCCATCAAACGAAGTTGACCACCTTCCATGTAACTGTTCATGAATACCGGGCGATTATCGGCATCACGGATTTTTTCAATAACACCTTTCGTTTTACGGTTGAAGTGCCATTTGGCTCCTGCTAACCACTGAGTAGGTAGCTGGTTAACCACATCAATGAAGAAATTAACAATCGCTTCATCATCTGCACCAAGACCAGCAGAAACACCGGTACTTACTGTTGGGTAAAAATCTGCATCACGGGCATTAGCAGGGTCAGGTGCTAATGTTGGTTTCCATGATTCACCTGTACCATTTACGATATCAACACGATTAGAAGATAAGATACCACGTGCGTTTTTACCAGTACCGTCACCGTAAAGAACCTGTGCTGCAGTGTAAATCGAAATTTCACGACCAAGAAGACGAATCAAGTCACCGTACAAATCAATATCCGCACCGTACATCGCTTCATCAGTGATACGAGGTTTAGCATTGACTTTGAACTCTTTAGATTTGACTTCTTTATATTCTTGGGTGGTTGTTTCTGCAACGGTCACACCAGCAACATTCTCAATACCTTCCTGAACTGAAGGATAAGAAACCAGCACCAATTCGCGGAAATTACGAGTCATCGATGGTTTACGACCAACCTGCCCGAGAATAGGTGAATATTCACGGGCATATTCGATCACATCACGACTTAATACTTCGGCTACAGCACGACCACCTTCATCGGCATTGGTGATGTTGAGCGTTTTAAATTGTTCAACCGCACCATTTTCAATAAATTTGAAGAACTCGGTAGGTGTTGAGTTTTTCTTACCTTTTAACCATTTACCGATTACAGGTTTAAGAACTTCATCGTGAAGTTTCTGTTTATCTGCTTTGGTAAGGTCAATCGCTGGTGTATTCGCTTTGGTACGAACATCAGACACTTCATCTTCAAGTTCTTTGATGGATTTCATCAAGTTCTTGATTTCTTCAGGATCTTTCGAGTGTTCCAGTTTTTCGTATTTAGTACCGAGCGCATCAAGCTGTTTTTTAAGTGATTTTTCAGCTTTTTCACGTGCTTCTTGTGATTCAGCAAATTTAAGCGCCATTGCTTCAATCAGTTCTTTTAATTTATCCATAGTAATGCCCTTACTTAATAGGTTTAGGTTATGTGAGTGTTTAGTTTTCAGTACGTTGACCACAACGCTATTGAAGTAGACCACTACTCAATAACCTGATGATAATGCTGTTACGTTTATATTTCAAGTGTGTTGTTTGTTTTGTGACGCACATCACAGTAATCGAACAGGTGATGTTCTAAGATTCAGTTCTCGATAACGAGTTAATTAAATGGAGTGGCTTATGGGATTTAAACCTAGAACGGATAAATGGCATGAAGGTTACAAAGCAGGTGAACAATGCGATCTAAACAAGAAAGTAACTGTACCTGAAAATCTTTCAAAACAGCAAAAACATGATTGGAATAATGGTTTTGATGCTGCTGTGTGTGATCGATTGAGTTAATTAAAAAAGGGTAACACGGAAATGTTACCCTTATCACCCAATCACTTACACATTAAAAGTGTTCAAAATCATATTTTCCAATTCTTTAATATCTGCATCAGAAACATCATCTTCAACAACAGGATCGTAACCATTGGCAATGCGATTAGCCTGTCGTTTACTGAAACCACACTCTTCACGTAGTAATTTCTCAAGTTCGCGTTTAGTTGGTAGTTCACCATCTGCCATTTTGGACTTGATGTCTAATAGAACAGATTCTTCGTTACATGCACGAGTCACCCAGGAAACCTCAGTAATGTGGATCTTATGAAGTTCGTTGAAACCACCAGCACTATTCCATTTTTCATCTTCTATCCAGTAACCGATAGAGAACATATTTAGTGCACCATCTTTGGCTAGAATTTCAATATCGGATCCAAGTGCTGTTTTACTTAAACGGCCTCGCATCTTCAGACCTTTTTCGTCTTCTTCCATATCAAGCCAAACACCTACAGGAAGATCGAACGATTTGTGCATCCAGAACATTCCAGGCATTGTTCCTGCTGTTTTATGTGCTTTGATACTGTCAATGTAAGCACCGTTCATCGTCTTATCTAGTGCGTGGTCAACGTTGCCTTTGACATTACCGTAACAAGTGAACTCACCCGTTTTAGGGTCCATTTTAACTTCTGTGATGGTACATTCCACCTGATGTATTTTATTCTTCATCATTAACACCTTCATTTGAATTATTATCTGCAGTTCTGCCGTTTACTTGTTCACGAATACTCGGTAATTCGTTCCAGGTTCCGAACGTTAAATTATTACTGTCTATGGCAAACACATCACCACCATCAACAGGATCACGGTTGAGGTCCAGACGGGCTTCGTTGATACTGGCCAATCCCATTTTGATTTCTTCCGCTACAGACTCGACCATTCGATGTGGTGAACCGCTGTAAAACGCTTTACGGTTTACACGAACGAATTTTTTAACTTTGAGTTTAGCTAACAATATGTTACATGCGTTTTCATACTTCAGTAAGATCGGTTCAATACCGTTTCGCATATATGCTTCGTCAATATCTAACATCGTTTGGTTCGACGATGCTGATTTAGGCACACCAATACGTTCAGGTGGAACACGGAAAATTCGACAAATACGGTTCACGCTAAATTCACGACTACTTAACAACTCTGAATCTTTTGGTGACAACTGAAGTGATTTGAGTGTCATTCCATCTTCAAGTACTGGAATATTACCAACACCCGGTGCACCTCTGAATGTTTTCCAATCTTTTTTCAATCGGGTTGCTGCTTCATTGCTTACTGATTTATCAGTAGCTAATGCAAATTGTGCTGTAATACCGTCTGATTGTAAGGTGTTCCAGGTGTCTTCAGTATCATAAGTGCCATTGAGGAAACTAGCGTTATACTGGATCGGTGAAACAGGTGTGAACCCATCAAGCGTAAACTGATTAATGATAAACAGTTCATCGATACCGAAAGCGATTGATGGTTTTCCGTCATTGGTAACATACGTGAAATACACACGACCATTCACATCCATTGCAGGTTTAACATTCTGCTGATGTTTGAACGGTATGACCTCCATGATGCTTCCACGGTCATTATACGCAATGTATGCATAAAACGCACCGTACAACTCGTAACTGGCAGTCATGAACTCTGCGAAGCCCTGCATTGTCATGAAGTCGTTAGGTCGCTGAGTGAAGATTTTGTGCAGTCTACCATCATCTATTTTACGGACCTTTCCGGGCTCTGATTTATCGTAAAGACTAACAGGAAGTCTACCGACAGTTTCCGATTTATCTCTAATGCAAGTGAACACTGTTTCAATCGTGATCGCTTTGGTGGTTGATATTGTCTCATTACCACTAGAGAACACATTAACACCAAAATCGTCACCATACCCTTTGGTACGAGTTTTTTTATCTCGGTCATGTTTCATCTTAATATGTTCCGGTATGATGATTTTTGGCATCACGATTACCCTCTAAATTACTGTTAACCCTTTGTGATTATACACACTACTGTTATTGCTGAACAGTGTAGCACTTGACAACGCGATAATAACAGCAATGAGTGGATCTATTTTTTCCGTTTTGTAATCGGTTTTGTACACTGCCACGTTGTTGAACTTGGTAACATCCATCACTGCACATTCACATGCAAAATTGAACATTGTGTCACCATTGTACCGCAGAAGTTGATCTTCAACTAACGATTCAAATTTCTTGGCCGGTTCAGATAAGTTACCAGCACCCTGGCTAACGGATAAAACAGGTAAACCCTCTTCCTCAAGGTCCATTGCTACTTCTTTCATCTTGTACGGGTCATAGGCGATATGTTCACACAAAGGTAACTGATTATATACATCACGGATCAATTGCTTTACGTGTTCGTTACGGATCCTGGTTGCTGTATCGATCAACCGAATATAACCTTCAGACTCCGCTTTCTGGTAAATCTTTCTAAGGTAATCCGTTGATTCGTTAACAGCGGCTTGTGTTTGAATATTAAATCCGAAAATAGTTATCCCACCATCATCGTCCGGAAATAGAACATACAAACTGGTTACGTCACCACCTAACGATCTATCGAAACCGATATAACATTTTTTATGTTTGTACTTTTCGAAGTCAAGGTCATCAATAGCACACGCTTGTACCTTGTCCATGTCTAACCATTTGTCGGCACCGTTAACAAACAGGTTTAAATGCTTAGTTAACATGTTTGCTTTTTCATGGAAAGACAATGATGCTTCTTTGTAACGGTCGTTAAGGTACCTCATGGATGGTAAACCATAAATAGTACCAGGATTCGACTTATACCAACATTGAGGGTCTGACCAATCATCTTCCTTATCTATCTGCCACATAGCGTAGAAGTAATTATCTTGTTCAACACGACATTCGAGTACAGCCTCACCATTCTTGTATAAATCGGTACATAACCCATCGAGAATAAACCCTGCTGTTGTGATAACAATATTTAGATATTCTGTTTTAGCACCGAATGCAGACACAACAACACCGTAAAGGTTGCGATCTTTAATCGCATGACAATTGTGCATGAGTACGTTGTTTGCGAAATATGTGTGTGTTCCAACAACCTCGAAGTTGTAAACGTCACCTTCAAACGGTTCGTGACGGATTGATTCAACTACGACATCAGACCCATCCAATTGCATTAACACATCACCAATATTCAAGTATTCAGCGTCGACCCATTCACCACGTACAAAGTAAGGGTGGTTTGGTGTTGATTTGATTAAATTGTTCACAACAATAAGTTCACCAACGAAACGATTAACGTAAGTGTCGCCAACAACACCTTTTGTTATTGTTTTCGTTAACTCACAATAAGTATCTACAACGTCACCAGAAACTATGTCTTCTATGTTTTTATTTGATATTTTCGTACCACTTATCAAACATTCATCAAGGGAAATTACGTCAGGATTCAATCCGTCTAAACCATTACTGTCACTGGCTAACGCTTTAAATTCACCGTGTTTGTCTGTGATAATATCATTGGTTCGCGCATTAAATATCGACTTCAAACGAGGTGATAAGTTAATCATAACCTGAGCTGTTTTTAACACTATTTTTGCTTGATCGCGTTTTGTTGCCAGTGAGTATGCTCTTGGTTGATAACCTGCTTTGTGCATGAGGTAAAGCATTAAACCAGCAGCAAGTGTTGATTTACCTGCTTTACGCGAAACAAGGATGAAGGTCTGGTTGTATCGTCTTTCGTTGACTACATGTATAGGGTTACCATCATCATCAAAACTGTTTTCGTTCCATTTCCACGCAATAAGTGATACTACCAACCATATCTGCCAAGGTAGTAGTGTTGTTGGTCTGCCGGCATCCTTTCCGTCAGTGATTGGTACGAATTTGAACCATGCAACAACAGACTTAGCAGCTTGTTCATCAACATATAACTCATTACGTTCTAGGTCTTTGAAGTGACGTTCAGCGGCAAGACGCATCAACTTACCAGCAGGAACAACACCTGTGAGAATGTCGTGGGGGTATTTGTGAAACCATTTCCAATTTTGGTCAAACGGTTTCACATCTGGAAATTCGTATTTACTTATGTCTAATGTCATATTTTAACACCACCGTATTCTGATACTTTTTCTATTATTGTTTCAATGTCATAGTGTGAACATGTTTCTGTCCAACCATCTTCGAGGTCGGTGCGTGACATAACACTTTTCACGGTTTTCTTAATAGCACTTTCGCAAGCTCTACACGATGAATATTCTGAGAATTCAAAAACAATGAGTGTTTCCATCTGTATGCGATTTCTTTTATTCTGATTACGCAGTCTAATGTTCACATCCTTGGCAATGCCGTATTTAAGACACACACCTCCTACATTGTTCACATATAAAAATTTCTGTGACTGTCCACTACAACTAGGACAAGATGCGCCTGCCCGTAATGAATCGATCGACGTTTGCCATTCTCCGTGATGTTTACATTTTGCTATTATTTTATCTTTTGCTGTTTCCGAACCATTTCCATGTTCACGAAATGTTAAATCAGGGTGTATTTCACTCAGTATCGACACCCATTGGTCAAAACCAAAACAATATTTGTTCTTCATTATCTCATTCATGCAATTAGGACACTGTGAACCATTCATAGAGTGATTGGAAAACACAGAATGGAAAACACCATGATCTGGACAAACAATAGATTGAAGGTCTTTGACGTTAAAGAAATCACTGATCAACGAATAGTCGTATTTCCCACTGTGACGGTCATTGGCCGCGGCAATGTGGTTTCTGCACATGTCGTATTTACGGTTCATTGCGTTTGCCGTAGAGTGGTCGGCGTTCACCTTGGCTAAATGTGTTGGGCAATTAGGGCACTTCCTACCTCTCACATGGTTATCTACCGAGTGTTCCCAAACATGGTTGCACAAATTACATGATGTACTCACACGTGTAGACGCTGACACATTTAACGGCCATTTGCTGTAGTCATACTTAAACCCGTGTACGGCAACTGCTTGTTTGATCCTCTCAGACCTTGTTGGTTGTCTGTTATGTGAACAAGACGGGCATTTTGTTGGGTTAACAGAATGTACGTGATTACTTAACGATTGAAAAAACGGTCCGTGTTTAGGACACACTATTTCAACCTTTGTTTTACTGTTATATTTACCCCATTTTTCAACAGGGTAAATGTACTTGTCACCGTGAATGTTTTCGCATCGCGTCAACCACTCAGATGTTGTTGTTTTAGCGACCATGTAGTGAACCTCGTATCAAATCAAGACTACATTCTTTCACGAGACTCATTACGTGTCAAACTAAACATCACCCCAACCATCATCTGTTTTGCCTTGACTCTCAACAACACCAACTTGTTTACCACGACTATTGGGTGTCATCTTGAATTCCTTCATCAACCGGATCTGATGTGGTCGGATTTTTTCAAGGGCATCACGGGCCGGGTTTTTTTTGGTTACTTTATTACGATCGCCTTGTACTTTGATGGACTCACCATTTTCACGAAGGTCTGCACGTAACGTATTCATTTCACACATGATCACAGCCAGTTCGCCTAAACCATGTCTATCGTGGTACTGTAGCAAAACACCGTTCTCTGTTATATCATCATACAGTGTCATGTACATTTGTTGCTGCTCAAACGTATTCACCGAATCAGGTGGGTTCTTCCGTATCTCGCTCATTGTCGTTACCTCTCAATTCATTACCTCTCAATTATGGGGGGAATTCCTTAAATAATCCATCATATTATATATACTCACACCCATTATATATACTACAAGACGTTTAGACGTCTAAACGTCCGTTATGGGGAACACCTGATACGCTAAATTAGGGTATTTCAAGG